TCTGGATTGCCGAGCACGAAGACCCGGTGTTGAAAATCGATAATCAAAACGGAATGTCATCATCGAAATCCATTGGCGGCTGGCCTTGTGGCTGCCGTGGTGCCTCCAAAAATCCATTCGATTGTTGTCCTGAGTAGAGTTGAGCGTTTGTCTTGCGCTCGTCTTTATCTTTCAGATTTGCAACCATTTTATCGATAGTAGTGGCAGGTTTACCCTCTACTTTTTCAGCGATGGTTTGACGAGTATCGGGATAGAACGGAATACGAATATCCATACCGTAAGTGTCATCGCCGTTATTTTTCGTCCTGAGTATTTTTTGTAATACCAGTCCAACTCGTTTACCCGCGAATTCAGGGGCGATTACATGGCTGGTTGAAATCATATGACTGGTTACCTGACGAACTCCACAGCATCCCATGATGGCCTGCACCATGCTTTGACCAAATGAATTGACTGAACCGTCTTTTTTCTTGCAACAAATGCTCAGATAACTGACCTTTCGCCCGTCATCTGCCTCGCCAGAAAACTCAATAAATTCTGCGCCATGCTGACTCTTAGTTAGTTTTGCCTCACTAATGGTAAGGACATACGCACCACTTTCGTTGATAAAACCACTCTGTCCGACGGTCATGGCTGCTTCTTGGTCATAGGTGAAAATTATGTTATTCATGCAGTTACCTCATCTGTTGTGCGCGTTTCAATCCCGTAGTACTCACATATGGCGTCATCTACGGTTTTCAGGTCGTTTTCAATTTCTGAACTATCAAATAGCCCCATTGGTGATTTAACAGTGTCGAACCCGCTGTTTTGGGTGGTGAAAAGGTATTGTCCATCCCTGACCACGGTTTTTAGTACAATAGTGAACATCCCTTCTACCGTTATTTTCTCATCCAGCATCTTGCCGATGGTTTTCATCTTCACCTTACCCATCTGCGTCTCTTCCGTGTGTGACAGGAAATAAACCCGTAAATCATCCGGTGTTTTGCTGATAGCAGTGTTGATCACATTCCATGTGTGAGAGCCAATTTCAGTGAACTTATCGAAGGATTTTTCTTCTGAACGACGCATGAATTCGTTTGCCATCAAATATTGGAAATCATCGACAATAACTATCTTCTTACCGTAGTTAGCTGCACGTTCGATTGCCGCTATTATCTTTACCCATTGGTCGCAAACAAAAATTGATGTTTTGGGGTCTTTCTGATCCCACTGTTTCCATGCGTTTGAACGAAACGGCAACGGCTTCCTTACCGTCTGAATTAATAATGTTTCTTCCGGTTTGATATTGCGTAAGCTGGTACTTTTCCCTGTGCCAGACTCACCGAGTATGAGTGTTGCAGTTCCCATATTTAATCTCCTGTCCAGATACCACCTTGGCGGCGGTGAGGTGAGTCACCACGATAATGATCGTGCTCTTCACGGTGATGAGTTGCCCAATAATCCCGCCACGCCTGACGTTCTTGTTCGGCGCGTTGTTCTGCCATGTGAGGTGGTAGCGGGGGATTGAATGCGGCTCGGTAGTTGATATTCCATATTTGCTCTGCGGTAACGCGTTCCGTCATGGTCATTATTGCGGGGTGATGGCTGCCGGCTATGATGGCTGCGACCAATTCGTTGAGATATCGATCCCTCTCCGCTGGGTCTTTCGGCACGTAACATCCTGTTGAGCGCCGAGGATACCCGTTCATGTGAAATCTCCCGCGAAATCCATGTCACTGACTGGTAATCCCTCTCTACCCAATACCTCCCTTTGATGTACCAGTTCCCTGTGTTCAGCTACTTGCTCATCCGTGTATTTGCGTTTTTTCTGCTCCTCCTGAGCACCGGAGGGGTTACAGTCGAATCTCATAGCGCCTCCGTGATGACATATCCATGCTGTTCGAAATAATCTCTAACATCCCCAAATGTAATAGCTGTTTTACTGAGGATTTCATCTAATCCCCCATCTATTCGTTTAATGGTGTTATCAGAAAAAGTAAGAATTGTTGTTCCTGTTGAACTGGCATCACTTCCATATGATGAGCATAAAATTTGAATGCACATGATTACCTCCGTTAAACTGGAATAAATACAAATGATGAGATGATGAGTAGTGCGAGACGGCGCACATGGCAGCGCCGGTTCCTGATTGCCTGTGGTTTTGTGGGTATAACTGCGCACTCGTCGAACATGTTATTACGCATGTAACAGTCCCTCGTTAGTGAAAACGATTAATGATTTTCGAGTTTGGATTATTTAGAGGTTAGAGCGATAAGCGCTTTGGCGTGCAGTTCGGCGGATTCGCGGTCGAGGTGGATTAGGCCGCTGGATAATCTATATTTGTCCCATACATCCCCACTCCAGGTGCGGTCATCACAGACAAATTCGCCGTAACTGATATCAGGGTAATAGTATTCGGTACCGTTCTCCAACGCCTCCCTCACTGGTTCTGGAACGTCGTATTCCCCGATTTTGATAGTACGGGGTTTTAGGCGGTATTTAATGTTAGAATAAAAACCAATAGGAACCCGACATTTTTCCCAATATTTACTACCATCTACCGCGGTTGCTAAAACTTCAAAATGCTCCCACGGCCTATCCGTCTTCTGTGCTAATTTTGCGTATTCATTAATTAAATCGGCGTGTATATGTTTAGGCATTGTTATTCTCCAGTGACATAGCTCCGTCCTCTGGATAATCAGTACAATAAATTCCTAATTGCTCTATATAAATCCCACTGTCAACCTGAATTGCTAAATTATCGCCGATAGTAAATTCCTGCTCTAATTCCTCGTTAGTCATTTCACCATGAGGAATTCCAGCAAATTTACATACTGCTAATATTTGTTTACCTGTAAGTGTTATTCTATTCATCATTATTCTCCTTTCGGTGGTTCAGGCAATGGCATGTAATGTGTAATTTCTGATTTAGATAATTGCATACCTCCGCCGGGTTCTACATACCACGTATCAATCAGTTCATCACTGTCGATACTTCTAGTGACGCCACAGAATGTTGCTACTGAGTAGCGGGCTTCATTGATTAAATTTCGGTACAGTACTAAATATCTACCATATGAAGGCCTGTTATCACTGAGCTTAACCCACTCCATAAACCCTCCTGTTATCTTCTCACTCATTATCATTTTCCTATATTCAGGTAATAAAAAACCCCGCTTTGGCGAGGCTGGTGATTAATTTATAGCCTGCTTGTTTAGACTATTAAATACATCACGAAATATTGGGTATTCTTCTTTTGAAACCCTGCTTAAGTATCTATGCGAGATAGCTCCTGTCTTTTCATCAAGAACTATCCTTCCGCCTTTTACTCCATTAACAAAAAAGAACCTCGGGAACTTCCGCCACTGCGTTATGAGTCCTTCCTTAATTGCGTTTTCAATGTATGCGGGAAGAGTTACAGATTCAGATAATGCAATTTTGTTTTCTTCTCTCTCAATTGCGTCTTTGGTTTTTTGAATGCTTTCTTTCAAATTCCGCAACGAATCGTTTTGTTTTTCCCATTTATTAAGTGTTGCACGCCCGTTTCGCTTATCGTTGAGTGGTTGGCCGTTAGCTTGCTTGACTGTATCGAAGTGATTTTGAAGGCGCTCATTGAATAGCGCTTCTTTCTTTGTTAATGACGCTTTTAAAATTTCAAGGCGCTTACCCATCTCTATCTCCTATCGTGCCGTAATAAACTCACCACAGCCCACTCGGAAATGAGCTGGAGTTAGTTAACTTAGGACCGCTCGTCGCTATTCTTCGTTTTGTAGATAACCAGTTCCGTTGCAATGTGGACACTCTTCGATTGGTGCATGAATGACATCCATCAACTCTGATAAGAAATTATCGATCATCTCTTTTAATTCCCATTCATTGCTTGCAGAAAATTCTTTAATAGGTGTATAACCATTATAATTCCTCTGGTTATGCGTCATCTCATAAATAGTTATTTCTTTAGATGTTGCTGTTTTAAAATGTATTTTTCCTCTCTGTTTTTTTGTTCTGGCAAACATATCTCGGTAAGAGAAAGTACAAGGCTCAAGTAAAGGTATTATCTTTTTAACTTCAAAGCAGAAATCATAATCACTAGTTATTCTGGCAAGTTTTGGATTTATATTATCTTTAACATGCTGACGAACAAGATCATACATCTCTTTTGATGATATTTTACATGGACTGCTGGCTAATAATGGAGCAGGAACGATAATGCTATCTATAAGAGAGTGTTTGATATTTTGATTTATTACAGAATATTGTTGATCTGAGAAGTCATATTTCCTAACTGCTGGATAATTAAATTCTGGTGTTTCTCTGAAATTATCAACTTCACAAATCAAATTAAAATTAACATCAATAAGAACTAAGTAATCAGGTACAACGTCATAAGTTAGAGAATAAAGAGAATATAGCACATCTTCATCAAATACATTCCGTTCATCGTATGGAATTTCCAATGGTAATTTTGTGCTTTGAAGCTCTTTATCTTTCAATTTAAAACGTCTGTTTTGTTTTTCACCAGTGATTAGTGCCTCTACTTTTTCTGGATATGTTGGTATTTCAAACCAGTTTTTCGCAAATGTTTCTGTAGCTTTGTGCCCATCAAATAAAAGCTTATCAATTTGTGTATTATGATAGTCGAACGAATAGCCACTGGTTACATTGCAGTCGGTAATAAAGCACTTGCCAATGTTAGTTTTAATAATGCTTATCTGTAATGCTTTTTTATTTTCCATTTTCCTATCCTCTCGCCGTAACCCCGCCCGACTCCAATCTACGGCGGGGCTTGGTTTTGGTTGAATAAAGCGCTACGTCACTCATGCAGCAATTATCAAAACTGGGTGTTGGTTCTTGTTCGTCACCTTTAACTTGAACAATCAGATTGGCTATTACATTTGCGCCATCGTTTTGTGGCCTGCGTTTGAGCGTCAGCACCTTACGCGGCTCAGTTTCAACTCCAAACGCCTCATCAATGATATTTTCCAGAGCTTTTATTTCAGACTGACGAATATGTTCTTTTAAGCGGTGACTGGTTATCAAATTGCTACGTTCCAGATGGCGACGCATTTTGGAACTCAAACGACCGCTTTTAGGCAAAATAGTTATGTTTTCCATTTGATTACCCCTATTAGTAATTTTTGGGGCGCAGTTAATGAACTGGGGAGGCTGTTGAAATTTGTACAACTCTAAATGAGTTACGCAAATTTTCCAGACTCACTGCGTCTATCCTTAGACTTCGCTAACCACGCCCCAAAAATCACTTTGGGTAGGGACTCTCCACACGGGCGGAGCATTCATTGTAGGTACTACTTAGATTTAACTTGGTATCGAATCATCCAGCTCTTCTTATGCCGCTGGCGGCTACTTCGTGGGCGTCCTGCCTGTTCGATGATTAGAATATACAGATAAAACTGTATTTTAGCAACAATTAAAACTGTATTTATAGTTACTTTTTTGTACATCATTGTATTTATAAGAATTTTTAATACAAAAAAACCCGCACTGGGCGGGTTAATAGGGGGCAGGGTAATAAAAAATTATCGTTTTCTACGGTAGATCCGATGTTCAACCATCGTTCCTATGATAGTGAGTTTTAATTTCTGGCTGTCCAAAATAGGATAATCGCTGTTTAGCGGTATCAATTCAAAGTGTTGGGTTCCGTCAATATTTATAGCTGTTGGTCTATATTTTTTAAATGTCGCCTCCTGTTCACAATTTGCTGCTACCACGAACTCCCCGGGATTAGGATAAATCTCTGGATCGATAACAACTATATCACCAGCTTTAAAGTCGGGTTCCATAGAGTCCCCGTCTATACGCAATGCAAAGGCACGCTCTGACCAATGCATATCAGTCATGATGTACTCTAAAGAGCCATCGCAGTCACTTATAGGGTTATTCCTAGCCAAACTTCCTGCCTGTACGTAACTTATTAATGGTATCTTACGAGTATTTACCTCGTTAAGAGGTTGGAAATTGTCACCTGTCATTAGCCATCCTGCATCACATTTCAGAGCTTTAGCTATGCCTATAATATTCCGTGGTTTCAGGGTCTTTCCGTCTTCAATACTAGCCCAAGACTGCTGACGAATGCCAGCAATCATAGCCGCCTCTGTTTGGGTTAAACCTAATTCAGCCCTTTTGGCTTTAACTCTACTTGCAAGACTCATTACTCTTCCCCTTATTAAAACGGGATTCTTACAGTAAAAACTGTATTTGACAAACAGGATGCTTTGTTATTAAATACAGATAAAACTGTACTAAGGAGACCGGCGAGGATGGAAACTATATCCCAGAGGCTAAAAGCTAGGCGATATGAGTTAAATATGACTCAAACTCAGTTAGCCGAATTGGTCGGGATGAAACAGCAATCAATTCAACAAATTGAAGCTGGAATTACTAAACGACCAAGATTCATTTTGGAGATATCTAAAGCCTTGGATTGCGATCCATTATGGCTTCAGTATGGTTCAAAATAATCAATCTCATTATTTATAAAATCACAATGAATGCCCCGCCCGTGTGGGGAGTCCCTATCAACCACCCTTTGGTAGGCTAAACATAACCACCCCGAAATTATCGGGTAGCCTCGCAAAGAGGGCTGGTTTAACTGGCCCAAAATTATCAGGGCAGTTTCTATCCCCATCTATAACCATCATCTATCTCAGGATAGCTGACGATTCTGTATTTTTATTAAACAAAACCTAATCGAAATTTCACTTTAGGAATTTTACGTACCTAATTACACCTTGGTGAAAGTCATAATCAAGGAATAAGAAAAATGAGCATGATTTTAATGGCTAAGGCCATGCAAATAAAGGTAGGAAGCACGGCAAGGAAGATGGTACTACTCAAGTTAGCTGATAACGCAAATGACAAAGGTGAATGCTTTCCTTCTTACCAGCATATAGCGGATCAGTGTGAAATGAGTCGGAAAACAGCTATCGGTCATATTGATGTTCTTTGCGAAATGGGACTGGTAACAAAAATCTATCGGAGTGGGGAAAAGGGAAATTCTTCGAATATTTATCGACTGAATTTAGATGGTGTAAAAATTACACCCCCTAGTGAAAATTCTGCCCTAGAGGGGGTGAAAAAATTACACCACCCTAGTGTAACTGTTACACCACCCCCTAGTGTAAAAATTACACCCAGAACCAGTCACTCTTTTGAACCAGTCAATGAACCTATTAAAACAATAGCGAAAGTCGCTAAAGCTCCTCGTGTGAGTACACATGCTTTCAGCGGAGAAATTATAAAACTCAATCAACGGGACTATGACAACTGGAAAAAGATTTTCCCTCACATTGATCTGGACACCCAACTGCAACGACTGGATATCGAATTTCAGGCTGAGAGACCGAAGAAATGGTTTATTACTGCCAGTCAGAAACTGAATTATCAGAATAGCCAGCAATCCAATCGCCATTCACCCCATGCGGGTAATCGCATTACTCAGCCAGTACGTACAGATCAATTCATTTCGGAGGATTTCTAATGAGCATGTCAACACTGGCTCGTTTTCATCGAATGATGCCTAAGCATATCAAACGCAAATTCACGAACGCTGAGGAACTCATGACATGGCATCGTGAGCAGGCCGAGATTGATTCAAAACGCATCACCGAAGAGAACCAGCTTTGCCGCCTGAATCGGATTATGGGTCGATCTGGTATCAGCCCATTACACCAGAATTGTACGTTTGATAACTACATCGCCACCACGCCTGAGCAGCAAAAGGCGCTGGCAAAGGCACGTCGGTATGCAGGGGATTTCGGTAACTCATTTGGCGGATTTATTTTCAGTGGTAACCCCGGTACGGGGAAAAATCACCTCGCGGCAGCCATTGGCAATCACATCATCCGGAATGGTAACAGCATCCTGATAGCTACTCTGCCTGATTTGATGATGCGAGTACGGGAGACCTACCAAAAAGACACGAAAATCAGTGAGTCAGCATTGGTTGATGATTTATGTGCTGTCGATTTGCTGGTGCTCGATGATGTCGGTGTACAGCGCAATAACCTGAATGAGGATTTAATCATTTTTCAGGTGGTGGATAGGCGCCTGGCAAATAAAAAACCTGTTGGTGTGCTAACAAATTTAGATATTGAGCAATTGACCACAGTTCTCGGTGAGCGGGTTATTGATCGCCTAAGAATGGGTACACCCACCGTCATTAATTTCAATTGGCAGAGTTACCGCCGCCAAGTCAAATAAACCCCACCATAAGGATTTTTGAAATGAGACTAACTGAATTACAACAGCAAATTCACCAGCAAAATGTTGACGCGGGTTGGTGGGATAATCCAAGAGAGCGAGGGACATTACTGTGTTTAATTCACTCAGAAATCAGCGAGGCAATGGAGGGTGAGCGTAAAAATTTGATGGACGACCATTTGCCTCATCGTCCGATGGCTGAGGTCGAATTGGCTGATGCAGTGATCCGAATTTTAGATTATGCAGAGGCATTTGGTTATGACATCGAGAGCGCGATTGCTGAAAAGTTAGCATACAACCGCAATCGGGCAGACCATAAACGAGAGAATCGCGCCAAGACTGGCGGTAAGGCATTTTAATGAAAATCAAAACAAGCGAACTGACTGGACGGGCGTTGGACTGGGCTGTGGCTAGGGTTGCTGGGTTGGACGTCATAATAACCCGTTTCGGCAACATGGTTGTTAGAGGGATGCCAGATTACTCACCATCAACCGACTGGGCGCAGTGCGGGCCGTTGATTGAGAAGTACGAAATGGATGTATGTCCAGTTATGGGAGGAAATTATTGTGCCGGGCTATCAATTATAGAAGGTGCGCTATGTCCTGATGATTATGTGAACATAGATATGCATGGACAAACACCACAAATCGCTATTTGCCGTGCTGTGGTCGCTGCACAATTAGGCGACGAGGTAGAGATACCGGATGAACTGGTGGAGGGAGCATGACAGACAAACTTAAACCGTGTCCGTTTTGTGGTGGTGAAAATTTAGGTGTTGATCATGAATATGATGAATCACATGAACCTTATGATTCGTGGGTAACTTGTTTTGGGTGTGATTCAACAGGCTCTATTTCTTATTACAATAAAAATAAAGATGATGCGGTAAATAATGCAATTGAATTATGGAATAAAAGAGAGAGGGTAGATGGAATGTAATTTCCTCTTCCATGAATCAACAAAAGAATTAGCCTGGAAACATCTCAAAGAAGTTCTCGCAACAAACCAACCTCACCGAATCATCATCAAACCGTGGAAAAACACCCGAACACTATCTCAGAACGCAACCCTGCATATGTGGTTTGGCGAGATTAGTTGTTTCCTGAAATCCAACGGGGCGAAATTCTCACCGGATGAAGTTAAGGACATGCTCAAGCACACATTTTTGGGCTATGAGGTTGTGGAGCGGATTGATGCCAGAACGCAGGAAGTTGAGCGTGTCAGGACACTACGCCAGACATCCAAATTGGATACTGGCGAGATGTTTCGATTCATGGAGCAAGTTGAACAGTGGGCTGCGGGTATTGGTTGTTTCGTGACAGTACCAGATGACAGCGAGTACATGAAACTCAAACAGGAGCAGAATCAGTGAGATACCTACTATTTCTCGGCTTTTGGACAGCATTCATGCTGATTATGGGGATAGCGTTAGGGGGATAAGGTGGCAAAGTTTCGACAACGGAAATGTAAAGAATGCGGCGAGCAGTATGAACCAGAGCGGCAATTACAAAATACCTGCTCAATCCAGTGTGCAATAGCCAGAGGTAGGAAGCAAGAGCAGAAAAAACGAGAGGAACTGGAACGACGACGAAAGAAAGATAATGAAATTAAGCAGAAGTTAGCCCGCGACAAACTCAAAGCCCGCAAGTTAGCAGTAAAGCCCCGCAGTTATTGGATTCAACAAGCCCAGCAATCAGTCAACGCCTATATCAGAGAGCGAGACCGAGATTTACCGTGTATCTCATGCGGTACGTTTGTTTCTGCTCAGTGGGATGCAGGGCATTATCGGACAACGTCAGCAGCACCTCAACTGAGATTTAACGAGAACAACATCCATCGCCAGTGCATTGTCTGTAATCAGCATAAATCGGGGAATCTGGTTCCGTACAGGGTGGAGCTAATCCGGCGTATCGGTCTGGCAGCAGTTGACGCCATTGAATCCAACCATGACCGCCACCGATGGACGATTGAGGAATGCAAGGCTATCAGGGATGAATATAAGAAAAAGCTCAAGGAGTTAAAAGCACAGGAGGCGGCATGACAATTGATGCATGGATTGCTATTGGCTCATGGTTACTTTTCACAACCGTCTATCTGCCGTGGCAAATATTGCGGCATAGAAAACGAATAAGGGCCATTAACGCAATCAGAAAAGGCGTAATCCTAATGAGGAAATATAAAGCGCTTAAGGGTCTAAGTCAGTGATATTAAAAAGCTTTTTAGAGGCGCAGGCTTACGCAAGGAAGCGGCGACTGTCAGAGGGAAAGCACTTTGCTATCCGGCAGCGTAAAGAGCGTTTGTATGTCACCCGATTATCTGACTGTAAGCGTCCGGCATGGTCAACACTGGATGATATTAGATTTGAGCGTTACGGGATCGTGCCACATCGAATTAAGAAATTAGAGCCGTCTGATACACCGTTAATTATTGGGTTATTGGCTTCTGGTCTTTCACAGAGGACAGTAGCCCATAAATTTGATGTCACGCGTGGAGCAATAAGACGATTAATCAACAGGGTAAAACAACAAGCAGTGGCGGGGATAAGATGAAATTAGAATCACTACCGAAGTATTTTTCACCCAAGAGCATTATGTTTAGTGACTCTCCAGCCGCAACAGCTACTGATGCATTCTCAATTACCGATGTTATGGCCTCGCTAGGATTGGCGTCCGCTCAGGCGAGGATGGGTATTGAGCTGTTTTTGGCGAAACAGGGTATCAATAAACCCGATGAAGCGGTGGAGAGTCTCTATCAATATGCACTGACACAAGCACACAAATACAGTGCCATCGCAAAACTCGATGAGGATATTAAGCGAAGCGTGCTGCAAATACTCGCAAATTATGCGTTTCAGGATTATGCGAGAAGTGCAGCCAGTAAAAAGCAGTGCTCTGATTGTGACGATGGGTTTATTGAAGCAGAGGTGTTTACTACAAAGACATATACACCGTGGATGGCAAGAAAT